ATCGGTAAGAACGACGGGTATAGCATCCTTTGGATTCTTGGGCCACTTAATAGGCTCTTGCTGATTGATTTGTATTATCTCCCGGTTAAGTATCTCCTTTAACAAGGATATGACCTCTTTCAGTTCGATCGGTTTAATGTTTTGAATGGTCTTAATGACGGGTAAAAAATCTGGCGTCTTGATAGATTTAATGGCAGTACTTACACCATCCAACTTTTCCACGACCAAATTGTTATTCAGTTTGTCACTGACGGCATTATCACTAACTAAATCTCTTAACTCTGATATAGCCTGATAGCTTTTAATCTTTTTTGCCAGTAGGTTTTTTTTAATTTCAACGATTTTTTTATTCATATTTAGAGTAAATTTTCAATCTCAGTCGTTAATTCTTGCATTTCTTTTTTCTTTAACTCTACATCCTGTTTTGCAATTAAAAACTTGGCACTTTCAGATTTAATCTCCTCTATTAATTGTTTGGCTTCTAAGCTTCTTTTATCCATTTCCTCATACCTTGCTTTTAATTCTTCTAGATCGAGATTATTTTTTGCTGGTTCGATAACAAGTTGGTATTCGCAAGAGCAGTTAGGATGTGCGTTACCAGCCTCTAGGCTCTCAAAGCCTACCTTTAAGTCTTTACCGTCAGCAGTGATGTTGTCATCTAAGTTTCTAAAGTTTTTGACAAATGGTATAGCTGGCTCTGATGCTAGCTGTTGGCAGAATGCACAAGGATTATCTGATCTTGTCATCCATTTTTTGAATGCTCGGCTTTCGAGGTTGTTTTGTTTAATAAATTGTACATCGGCTTCATACTGCGCTCGGGTAAATGCCCTGTTTGTTTCTGTTCTTGCGATAGTCTTTGCCCTATTCTCTGTAATCGTTTGATTGTACTTTTTTCTAATTGCTCTTGTAATTTCATTAATACCCGCCCCTTCTGTCAGTGCGGTTTGACGCACCGTTTGTAATAGATCATCAACGATTGTATCAATATGGCTTTGTGCCACCTTGTCGCTGACTTTTTTAATATACTTTTTAATCTTAGAGTCAATATTAAATATTCCACCCATGGCATATTGACCTGTTCTGGTTCTCATGGTTTCACCACCCTTGAGCATTAACATAATGCCATAAAAGCCGGCCAACACTAACGCTAGTTCATCAACTGACTCGTCTTTGTCCTTTTTAGCAATAACATCAGCTTCTACTTCATAAGTAGAGTTTTTAAACTTCTCGGTTACTTTAGTAAGTACATCAGCAACCACTCTCTGATCTATGTTAGTAACTGCGTTCTGGAGTGATGATTGTTGTTGTGCAATCATTCCCCTTTTAGTTGGTTGCTCGTTCTCTACTTTATCTTCTACCTTATTTATAATTGGCTCATCAATGATAGTCTCTTCGGGCCTTACTGGCTCTCCCAACTTATCTATTTCAATCTCACCGCTAATAAACTTGGCCACTGTTTCAGAGTCATAACCTGCCATTAGTAGCTTGTCATAGGTGTCTGCTCTTTTTGCTATAACATCAATTTCTATTTGATCTGCTAAGTGATCTGTGGCACTTGGATTATCAACAACTAACATTGGCCTAAAAGATTTAAATTGATCTGGATAATTGTTTCTAAAGTCCTGATTGAGCGGATCAATAATCATCTGTATTCTGGGTATGATCTGGCTCTCTGTGTATAAGTCCTTTTGTACCTTGGCCGTTTCTCTTGTAGTTCCACTTTCCTCAATGCCAAGAATAGTTTTCGATACTCCGGATGTAGATAAAAGCATATCCCTATTCATGCTGTTAATTTCTGCTAGTCCTGAGTCTTTGAGATTTGTCTGCATTGACTCCCAAGATATTGCACCCTTGCCATTGGCAAAGATCGGCTCGCCTTTGACATGATTTTTGACTCTCTCTGTAAAGTTCTTAAAATCTGTATCACCCAGTATCACATCAGTAGACATGACCCCCGGCGCATTGATATTATTTTTTAGTGCGCTTCTTGTATAGTCACCTGCCGTTTTGAGTGTGAACTGACTTTCTTTAGCCGCATCCGTCATAGAGGTTGGATCATCGCCAAATGGGTTAAGCTCTCTTATTTCTATAATCATCTCTTTTGGTATATCTCTAGTAAGACCGTCTTTGCTCTCTATATATCCGACGATGTTATAACCGTCTTCTGTAAGGCTGTTTTTATCAATAACTCTTTTGATTTTGTAAGGGTTGAGTAGCTTAAACTCTTGGATAGTGCCATATCTACCTTCATTGAAATTGCGAATTGCCATAAGGTAGAAAATACCTTCTAGGTCAAGATAGGTGCTAATAGTAGTCCATAGTTGATAATTAGTAAAAGAGGGTGATGCATCTAGTATTGATAAATACGGATGATCTAAGGTGTTGTCGCCATTAGACTCGGTGCGCAAGTTGTTTGATGCTATTCTAGCCACTGTATTAGCTCTATTCCGTATCGCTGCATAGCTGTAGCCAGTGTATAGATCTTCATCGGATATAACCACGTTTGACCAAGATGAGTCCATTGGTCTACCTCCGTTACGTAAAAATTGAGTAGATAACCTACTCGAATTACGATCTTTTGAGATTAGATTAGCTATTGATTTTCTGAGTTTGTTTAACATTATATTATAATCCTGTTACTATTATGTTTGGGGTCATTATCACCTTTTGAAGCAAAAAATGCAATATATGCAGACTCTGCTCTGTCCGGTGATCTTCCTAGTTGCTCTTTAATACTCTTTTTTGGCTTAACTAGTATAACTCGCTCTTGTGTTTCGTATTCATGAGCCATTAAATCCTCTCGCAGTTCATCAAGTCCGTTTAGATGTTTATATATTTTAAAGTTAGTATTGTCCATTGCTCTGCTTAGTGTATATATGGTTTCACCCCTGAGATTGCGGTACATATTGCTACTGCTACTTGACCCAGCGATAAACTCTCGCACATTCCAGCCTCTTGTCCTTAGAAAATCCCTAGTTGATGCACCAACTCCTACAGAGTCAATCGCTATATAATTAGCCTGTTCTCTGCTAAATCCTCTCTGTTGTGCAAACTTAATAATAGCATCGGCTATTTGATCACCAACTGCTAAGGTTTTATCAATCTCAATCTTTTCTTGTTCAACTAGTACACCATTTTCAACCATTGAGATAATAGTACAGTCATTACCAACGTCTGCTATATCTACGCCAATAGACCTCTTGCCCGGCGTGATTTCATCGGTCATAACTCTATCAATTAGTGTAGATGGAAATAACATCTTGTCGGAGTCACCAAAGTCCCAATCACCGAGTAACAATCTTTTCTTTTCCGCAGTAGGTAACATTCTTAATACCTCTAGATAATTTGGCGGTAGAAATGGGTTGTCGTTAGCTAACGATTGTAAAAATCCCCTATATGCATCAAGTCTCTCGCCATTAACTATGACGTGGCCATGCTTCCATCGCTGATAAGTACCACCGCCTTTTTCCTTATACGGTTTGTAGTATTCATTTTTGAGAAAGTTCTGCGAAGGGTTGCACGTCTGCACGCTCTTGCCGACTATGCCATACTCCTTATTCATAAATCTATTTTTTCGAGAGGTAAAAACATCCTTGGCTTTTTTGACAATCTCACCTGCTTCTTCAATGACCGTATGGGTTAGGTTAAGCGATCCAAAGCGGTCATAATCTGGGTCAGAGGGCATGCGTACCATATCTACAAGCTGGATGCTAGACCCATTATGGTATGTGATCAGTGCTTTTTGATCCTGATAAACAAACTCTCCTGCAGTAACTCCCATGAGCTGATGCGCTTCTCGCAGTAGAGTAACGACTGTGGTTTGTTTTAATTTGGTTATCTCTTTTCTGCCTAGTCCAATTCTAATGCCGGGATAATCTCTTATTTGCATAAGCATCCATATACAAACTGTGATGCTTTTTGAACCGCCAGCTCCGCCTCCCAGAAGTAAATCGACCACTAGCGGATCATTGAGAATATCAATCGTCTGCTTCTGTTTTTTGCTCAGTAAAATCTTGTGCGTCTTCATCCGGTTCTACAATTTCAACTAATAATCTTTCTGTTGCTAAAAAACCTCCCTCATGGATAAGCGTTTGAGGTGACTTGCCTTCGGTTCTGTCAGTTACCTCTTTAAGGTCTTGCAGAGATCGTTTCGATCTTAACACAGCATTATAAGCTAGGTCTTGCGCAACTGTTCTGTCTTTTTTATTGACGTTTTTAGCCCAATCTTCAACCTCTCTTATATTCATCTTCATAAACTTTTTGTATTGAAAGCTAATGGAATCTTTAGAACTCCAAGCACCGGATAAATTAATATCTTCAGGGCGTTCTCCGAACCCTCCCTTGCCTTCAGGATTTCTATTCATATCACTGGCTAGGTAACTAGTCTTTGTTTCGTCTAGTTCATTCATTTTT